CGATGCCAACGGATCAAAGATAATAAGCTTTAAATTACTCATCTGTATGATTTGTTCGTATATCTTTTCAAATTCTTCTGTAGTCCCGAACTCACCACCAGATTCATTCATGATAGCAAACACACCGCCCACATTAGGCAGAGACACAATCTTTAAATCATGAGAGTAGTTTCTACGCTCTTCAAGTGGGTCAAGTCTCTCAACTCTTCTGTGCATCTCTGCTTCATCATCTTCCGCAGTAAAGATAACCACGTTACCGAACTCTTTAACCATGCCGCCAAAGGCACTCGTCATAGGCTTTCCCGATGCGATCTTCATGCCCATATCCAAAGTCATCATGCCCTTACCAGCATCTCCTGCTGCGGCAAACAAGATAGGAACTCCGAGAGGAAACGTGCCGTCAATTAAGAACTTTTGTTCTGGAGCTTGACCTTGAAATCTAGAGACTAAGAAAGATTCATCTAATAGGTTAATATTCGTTTTGGTTATCTTTGCTTTGGTATTAACAAAGTTTTCAATGTTAAACCCTTCGTGCAAAGCATCTGCCGAATCCCATCCATCAGGCTTACCCATAGGAGGCGTAAGCATTGTCACAGATTTTGCCCCAGCAGATAAGGCTAGATCTTGAATAAGGTCAGCTAGTTTTTTCCCAGCAGTGTCATTATCAGGCCACAGAATAAGCTCTTTGTTCTGTAACGGAGAGAAATCAAACTGTGGTGCAGTCTTCTTTGTTAGCGCACCAGCCCCACCAATTGTACATGTTGCTGTGTAACCAGCATGATTAAGTGCATCAGCACATTTTTCACCTTCAACCCATATAACTCTATCCGATGCCAAGACATTTGGAATGTTATATAAAGGCCTAATATCAGGAAATTTAGAATAAGATGCCCCATCTATAAACGGACGAAACTCTTTCTTTGGCTTGCCCTTTGTGTTGAGCATGGGATTGCCAGCTATGTCTTTGACATTGAATCGCCTAACAGAAACCAGTATCTCACCATCAGCATTTGTATAAACATACTCAGCATCATACGGAGAGTTAACGTTATACTGAGGCCTGATAGGGTTTTCGATAGGAGCATTATTACGAACAATTTTAGGCTCGTTGTTTTCTAAGTAGTCAGCAAACATATCTTTAATGTCTGACATTTTCATGCCACGAGCTTCCATTAATATCTTAACGATACCACCAACGCCGACACCACCGTTAAAATCCTGACCTCGCATAAAATGCGTGGATGATGGATCAATATCAATTTTTAAAGATTGCCCCGGATCGCCAAGCAAAGAGCCTATGTAAAACGTTTTTCCATGTATTCGACCAGCAGGAAACGTGTCCTGCAAGATGCGAATCTGTTCTGTTCTAGGAACTTTCTGTGAAATTTCTTCAACCAAATCATGGGAAGATTTACTAGATGTAGTGTTGCCAAACCTCAAAACACTCATTATATTGTACCTCGTTAAGTCATTTTGTTTTAACTAGGGGCGGCTCATACCGCCCCTTCTTTTTTATTCCAGCAAGTATTGCGGAACTCGCACCATTTGCAAATAAAATAATCATCATTCTGTGCAACTCTAGGCAGCATATCATTAGCTTCTGTCGCTTTTAGGATTTGTACTGCTTTGTCGCTGGTGGCTTGTGCAAGCTCACCATTAAACGGAACCATCTCAATATAAATCTCGCTTGTGTTTTTATTTATGACTGTAAACACACAAGGATTTTCTGATAAATCCATGTAGGCTTGGTAAATCGCAATCTGTGCTGCGTACACTGGGTTTGCTACTGCCACGCCTTTACGAACAAATTCGTTAAACTTTTTTTCGTTAGCAGACTTACATTCCCACAACATAGGATAAGAAAGGTGTAATGGACCGCCACATATTACACCGTCAATGTGACCCCTGACTTCTCCCCCAGCAGTCTCAAACCCAAATTGTTCGCCTTTCTTTTCTGTGCGCAAGTCAAAACCTGCGTCACGGAAATACATAACCATCATATCTTCAATAGTATGACCAAGACCGAATATGCGTAATGTCTTTGCTGGAAATCCCTTACCCTCATCAATCTGTTGGTTCATGTAGCGGTACTGAAGCTTTCTTGAACATGGGTCACCGAGGCTCGAAGCCCCAAGGTATTTACGCCTTGGCTGCTTTCTTTCCTTTTCTACGATAGCCCTATCAAGCTCCTTAATGATGTTATCAGCATCAGAAGGGGATGTCTTCGTACTCGATTTTGTCAAGCCCTCTGTATTTAATAAAAAGTTCTGTAAGGCGTTCTTCTGTACAGACATCTTCTAGCCCCTCTATTCCTTTTAAAACAACAGCCATAGCTAATACTTCATCTTTTTGAAGGTCGGACAGCTTTTTATCCCAACCTATATTCCCGAACAATTCTCCTATTTCCTTTAATGGATTGTTCCTTCTGTCATGTGTACCTGCTTCCACTCTTTCGGCCCTTCCATATTATCAAATGTAGCGCAGTAATAATCCGATTCGCCCTGTATTTTAACAACTGCTTCCGCTCGTAAAAATTTATCTTCTTTGCCATCAATTAAGCCAAACAGTAAATCAACCAAAACATCTTGAAGCTCACTCTCATCATTCCAGTCATTAAATGATGTTATGTAAGACGCATCAATGTTTACATGACCATCAAAAATAATGTTGAACTTAACCTCACCACGATTCATGCGCTTTTCTTTTCTGAAATTATATTGTGAACAAGGTTATCAATATAAAACTTATTCCATGTGTAGTTAAGCATACAAGCCGCTCTGTATTTAGTCCACGAAAAGTCAATTGGACTAACAAATACACCGTTTTGAGAGAGCAATTTGCGTTGCTTTTCACTTACTGCATCGTTCAACCAACGCTTTGTCTTCTTTGCGCTGTCACCAGTTTCGTTTTGTCTCATAAAGTCATCAGCGGCAGCCATGACCTGTCTCTTGGTTCCAATGCTAATCGCTCTTGTCTTACCGTCTTTCTTCTTTACAACAGCAACACACAGCCCATCTACATCAGCGATTAAGGCAAACCCGTTAAAACCAGATGCAGACATGCAAGCCCCATTCCCGAACAAATCTATCCAAAGGAACGGAGATCTCTGCATAAGATCCACTTCGGTTAGAACAAAATCTTCAAGTATCTCTAGCTCTGGGCGTTCACCTTCATGATCACAAATAGGACATATTTTTACGTTAAGAGGTATAGGTGATTCACAATTGGGACATATTTTTGTTGGAGCCTCTCCTTCAATGCTGCTTTGACTTCCGTCTAAATTAACAGCATCGTCAAGAGATCCATGCGTAAGAACACTTGTTCCAAAATCCATAACAATACAATCGGACTTCACAACCCCTGGAAACTCATCCTGATTTACAGTGCGTAACCCGCGCCCAATCATCTGAACCATTGTAGCTTTGTAACTGCAAGGTCTCGTTAACACGATACAAGATACAGGCGGCGCATCAAATCCCTCTGTAAGAACAGCCACGTTGACCACAACCTGAACGCCCCCATTGCTTAACTCTTCAAGAATTTGTTCGCGTTTATCTTTTGGTGTTTCGCCTGTAACTGTCTCAGCATCAATGCCATAAGCCACAAACTCTTCACACAAATCTTCGGCATGCTGCACGGTAGAACAAAATACAATCGTCTGACGATCACCAGCCTTTTCATCCCACTCTTCGACTACACGCTTGTTAATGGCACGGCGGTTCATAATCCGCTCAACCTCTGCCATATCAAAATCTGATATTGTTTTGCGCACCTGACGCAATTCGTCCTGTACACCAACATCAATTACATATGTTTTAGGTGGTACGAGGAACCCTTCACGAATTAACGTGGAAATCTCTATCTGGTGACTACAGTTCGTAAATACGCCCCGTAAGCCCTTTTTGTCGCCACGGTTGGGGGTAGCGGTAAAGCCAACAATCTTTACCCCCTCATTGGCCTCCTTTGCGGCGTTAATGATACGTTGATATGTATCAGCAACAGTATGATGCGCTTCGTCAACCACGATCATATCAATCTTAGGCATGTTCTTTAGATTTTTTTCACGACAAAGCGTCTGTACCATTGCAAACACAGCATCACCTGACCAATCTTTTTGCGCA